ATGAGTGTGAGTCTCACATTGGACTCACCCCACTTGTTTATGTAATTTATTTGTATTATTATTTGATTTAATAAACTTACTCTTACGATTGCAAGTTATTGTTGAAGGTAATTGAGAATAAGTTACAGTCTTGCATTGATTCTCTAATTGTTCAATCTGTTTATATAATGTATGATAATAAGATAATGATTTCATAGTAATACTAACCTACTGCTAATGATAATTGATTGACATAGTTAACACCGTTAACATTTAATCCTAACATTTGTAAACAAGTAATGTCTGTATCAGTTAGTGTCTTCTTACCAGTTAGAGTCTGAAGTGCGTCAGCTTGGACTGGATCTGTTACATAGTGTAATGTTCTACCGAAGGCTGTCTTGGGTTGAGTCTTAATGTTTGTCATGGTTGGTTCTCCTTTGCTCTTACATTATTATAATAGCAAGATTATCTAGGACTCACTCAAGATTTGTCGGTTCTCACACGATTTATTCTGGACTCAATCTGTAACGCCAACAGATCGCGTCTCATGTGTCCACACAGTCTAGTACTGCGTCCATGTTGCGATGATTGTGAACGGCACTCCGCACCTTGACGAGTCTTACCCTGCGTCTTACGTTAGTCACGTCCTTGTTGCGGTGAGACTCATGCGTCTGCCGAGACTCGCTGAGACTGTTATTCTATATTAAGTAAGACCCACCATGGGACATCTGCGACCAGCTACATACGTATAACGACCTCTCAAATTTTTACCATTTTTTATCAGCTAATAGCCGGTTAAGTGGTAGTTGTGAGTAGTAGATTAAGAATTATCACCTCATATGATAATAGGTACAGAGGATGAGTCCACCCTTCTCCTCCCCTGTATAAGTGCGTGATCGACTTAAACCCAGTTATGGCCACTGTTGTGGTCTTCTAAGCCTCTAGCCTCTCTACGCTGCTCTATATCCATACCCAACACCATATGATTTGCAGATGCTTGAGGGTCATCTAGGAACTCTTCGAGCATTGTATTCCATTCTTCTGCCTTTCTTAGGGCTATCTGCTTCTCTGCACTAATAGATAGGGCATCTGTGAAGTATTTTACCCCCTGTGCAAGGCAGTCTAGCCTGTCATCGTGTTTAACTGCCCGTTTTTCACGGCACATACGACTCATTTGGTAAAATAGCATATAGAGAAGACGTTGTTCGGGAGCTTCTGTTGGATTACTGTTGTAGTCCCAGTCGATGACCCCACGATCAATAATAAGACGATGCTGGTTAAGCACAGGTTCGAGAGAATCAATAATCCTGTCCTCTTTTCTAACATTTGCCCGTACTTCTTCAATATATATCGCCTGTTTTGTGTTTTGTAAATGTTTCTTAAATAGTTCACCTACGATTCCGTCTCCAAAGTTAGTTTCTACTACAAGTGAACTGACACCATACTTACCACACCCCTCTAGAATGTCTAAGAGTGTAGCGTCGCTGTATCCGTCTTTGTAAGCCCGCATTTCATGTAAATAGATGAACCCGTTTCGCTGTGATAAATAAGCAGCGGTCGTTTCGTCAGAGCCTCGACCGGAGGGATCGACAGAGCAAATGGTTTCTGTGTATCCACTCCACTCCCCACTAAGTTGCATTGGAGAGTAAAAGTAATCTCCGGGGAGTCCGACAGCTGGAGCGTCTCTAATGACGTTTGCTGGGTCTGAGCACCATACGACGTTTTCGGGTGCAGTAGTAGGGTTGACGCTAGTAATAACGAGATCAGCCATCTTAAGTGGGAACTTCGCTGCATCGGATAGTGATGTATCAAGTTGAAATTGTAATAGGTAGTTTGATCTGCCCATCGAAGCCTCTCGCTCCAATAGGTCTTCGTGTGTAAATCTGTTATCTGTAGGAGTCCATTCCTCGGCTCCTGTCTCGATATCTTCCTGTACCTCAAGAGCTAGCAATCCTTCGTACTTAGACAGCTGCTTTTTTCTTGGGTATCTTGCTGGCCAAACCAATGGCTTATAGTTCCGCTCTGCCAAGCGACGGTAAATAGTAAAAGTAGTCTGAGGAGTCCCGAGATACATAATACGGCTGTCGCTTTTCGGCGTAAGGATGGACTCCGCTTCGGTGCATAGTTGTAAAAGTTTTTCACGCATGAACTCCGTTAAACTATTTCCGGGAACTTCTATGTCGTCCAAGATCATAAGATCCGCTCGTGATCCAGTTAGCTGACCCGTAATACCTACGGACTTCACGGAGGGGGCTTGGTGAGGGGAACAGTTTACGTCGAAGCTTATACGCGACCACCTTGAGTCGTCTGATTTGGGTTGTAAATGCTTTAACCATGGTGTGTCTATAATGAGTTTCTGTAAAAATATTGACATGTTGTCTGCACGTTCTTTCGATGCAGAGATAATCATGACCTTTCTTTCTGGGTCATTAAATAGTGTCCATAAAACAAAGGCACCAGTAATCCAACTCTTACCTACACCACGAAACGCCTGCACTTGCAAACGCTTCGGGCCGTTTTGTAGGTAGTCCGCTATCGCGTACTGTGCCCTCGTAGGACTGGGCAAGTCTAGCTGTGACCACAATGCCTGTAGAAACAGCTTAAAGTCTTGCTGTAGTAAAACTAGGGAATTTTCCATTTTTTCGGTTATTTGCTACTACGACGTTGTTGGTTTAATATAGATTTCATTATAAGTTTAATAGCTTCTTCTCTCTTTTTAGGAGCCTCAAAGAAGTCATCCTGTATATCTTCCCTAATCAATCTATTTCGTCTTAACTCATTATATTTTGCTTCAGCTAATTCTCTTAAGTCTTCATCTTGCATACCAAAAGCAAAACTTGTTTTTTGAAACTGGGAAGGGTCTTGATTAATAAACTTGTTAATAACTTCTACTCTATTTTGAACTGAAGAATCATCTTTATCTAATCGTTTTTGTTGTTTAGCTTTTTCCTTAGCTACCTGTTTTTCTGTTTTTATTTCAGCTGCTTCTGCTTTTGCAGATTGTTTAGGATTTAACTTAAAGCCCTCTGCTTCCATATCTAAAAATATTTGTTTTAATTCTGGAGCTGAGTATTTATTTAACTCAATCTGACCTAATCTTTCAGCAATCTCTTCTGGCATGTAACCTCTTTCCACATTTAAACTATCAAACACTTCTATAGCATCATTTAGTATCTTTTTACCTTGATCTATTTCGTTTAAATACTTGTCTAACATTTCAAATCTTAATTCATTATTTCCAGCAGCAAACTGATCTATCATGTCTTGAGTAAAAAATTTTCTACCATCTCTGCCGTGTAATGCGTTGAAATAGTTAGTCTTTTGTTGATGTAGATGTGGTAATATAGCCATTAAGTTTCTATCAGTATTACCGGGGTCGTAACCTCTTCTTAAAATTTTTGCTTGAATTTGATTATAAAGATCACTTCCAAATCTTACACCCTCATAAATAGGCATAGACTGCTGTATTGTAAAGATATGCTCTATTTGTATATCTTTAGTTTCATAGCCTTTTCGTTTCATAGCCTGACCATATAAACCTTCCCAAGTATGCCTTAGTTCTCTTTTGGTTTTATCCCAGCCTACTCGAGTATTAGGATTAGTCTGATAATTTATACCTATCATTCTACCCCATTTGCTATCTACTTTTCCATCCTCATACAACTTAGTACTAAACGTACCGTTGTCTAACACTGCGTTGTTAAGTAAGGTTTGATTTATTTTATAACTTTGAGTAGCATCAGGTGGTCTATAACGCCATTCTCTAGGATTTTTAGGTGCATTATTTGAAAACTGACCAGCAGTTACATTACCTATAAGATCACCTTGAGCTATTCGTACTGGGCCGGGTGTAAGTGATTCGATAATATTACCTGTGCCTGTTCTGATTCTTTGTGCTAGATTTTGTATTTGTGGTATATTAGCGGTTGTAGTAAAAGCACCACCAAAAAGACCACCAGCACCAGCACCAGCAAGTACATTTTCTGCATCAATCTTACCTGTATCTATAAGATCAGCAGCACCAGTTTCAAGAGCTCCAGATACCGCTCCTTTTCCAATACCTTTTGCTAACTGTTTACCAGCTGTATCACGAAGCACTGATTTAGCTTGTGCTCCACCGGGTATAAGACTAGCTAATCCAGACGCAATAAACTCACCTCGGCTAAACTCTCCACCTCTTATACGCTGTGCAAGATAGTTGATAGCAGATCCACCAACTACCTGAGCTGGAGGTATAAATGAAAATAAATCTAATAGTGTATTAAGGCCAACTTCGGTACCTATAGCAGCTGTAGTACGAAAAGCACTGCCTGCGTCTCGAAACCCTTTTTGCTTTTCTTCCTCTTGTTTTCTACGTATTTCTTCGTTACCTTTTGTAGCTTCGTCATACTCTTTTTGACGACGTTTGTTATACTCGTCTACGTCTTCTTGAGTTAGTTCATCTTCGTTCATTGTATATGTGCTAGTATAGTTTGCTCTCGGTCGGTGACTCCGAATCGACCTCTCATCCAGTTGAGCCAGTCAAGGCTACCTTTCTCCTGATTGCACCGGGTACACGAGGGTACAACATTCCTCGTAATGCTTTGACCACCCTTGCTCTTAGGGCGTACGTGGTCGATAGTAAGGTTGTGTAGTTCATAAAATCCTCCGCAATAAACACATTGACAATTAAAATGCTCTTTTATAGCTCTTCTCCATAGTCTCTTTGACTCTGAACTTGTCATGGTTATTAAGTTGTGTAAGTAGTAATCAGGTGTTGGTAGTAATGGGGTCATTTTTTACGGCTTTTTCGGTTAACTTTTGCTGGGCACGTCTTGCCTTTAGTTTTGCTGCCTTTTGCGTGGCAAGAATCTTTACCGTCTCTGTTACCGTAAGTGCCAAGTTTTTTGTTAAGCTTGTTTGCATTGACTCGTAGTGCTAACCCCTTGGGTGTTTTGTTGTATTTTGCCTGCTGCCTGCGACGTTTAGCCGCAGCTTTAGGGTTTTTCTTGTAATAACTAGAAGTTTTTGCCATAGACTTTCCTTTTGACTAGCGATGGATCAACAGTTGGGATGAGTTTGTTTAGCTTATCAAGTGGGCTGCCTTCATAGGCAACACCTGTTATATCATTAGTCTTTAGCCAGTCAGCGGCTGCCTTTAAATCTTGTGTGGTAGCTTCACCACTACGTATTCTGCGTAGAAAGTCCTCTGTTACAAGGTAGTGTAGCTCGTTAAAACTGTCCTCGGTAGCCTTCTTAGGTATTACCCTTGGATTTGTCATTTTACTGGCCCCGTGCCTTTTCTTTCTCGCTGTTTGCGTTTCT